ATTTTGGCTGCATCTCTAATCTTCACGGCAGCAAGGAACTCCGAGTTCGATGCCGGATACGAGATTTATAGAACGACTGCAAGTGATACTATCACCGATACCGAAGCAGATACCATTACAATCGATCCTTATTTGTATTCATTCTGGAAGTACAATCATACTGTAAAAGGTGTTCAAGAATCGGGTACTATTGATTTAACTTTGACTGTTCAAGAATCAAACGCATTAAGCGGCGATGAATGGTACACAATAGCAACTGATTCAGTTGATGCAGACGGAGAAATCACAGATATGACTGGTGATGTATATGGTGTAAGACAAAGGATTATAATTACCGGTACTGGTACTCAATCTGCGGTTTATACCCATAGAATCACTTTGAAAAAACCTTATTAATATGTCGGATTTGGTAAGAGTTAAATTTATCAAATCGCCAACAGGCAAGTTCAGGATGGCTTATAATGCGGGTCATTCTGGACTTGTTAAAAGTGAATTGGCAGATAAATTAATAAAAGAAGGCTACGCGGTTTTAGTGGATGCACCGACAAAAAAGGTTGAAACCAAAACATCAAGCGAAGCGGAATCGGCAACTACACAAGCTAAAAAAAGAACAACTCGTAAAACTAAATAATGGGTTATTTTAAGGTAACATCAGGTCCATCTACACCAATGCTCACCACAAGTGAGGCAAAGAATTATTTAAAACTTGACACATCCGCTGATGATACGCTTATTGATGACCTTATATTAGCTGCTACGAATTATTGCGAAGAATACTTGGGTCAAAAATTCATTACACAAACTGTTTCGGAAGTTTACGACAAAGTTCCTAAAGCGAAAATAACGGATTTGTTTCCAACATTGTATTTGACTGCGCATCCGGTTCAATCCGTTACGTCAATCGTTTATACAGACACATCCGAGGTGGAACAGACTTGGAACAGTTCCTTATACAAGGTTGACCTTCATCGTAAAGCTGCACGAATTACACCAGCTTACGGAGAAGTATTCCCAGATATATTAGCCGAAATCAATTCGCTTACGGTTACATACGTAGTTGGATACGGAGATGCAAGTTCTGACGTTCCGGCTGCGATTCGACAAGCGGTAAGATTGGTTTTATCGGATATGTACCACAATCGAAGCGACTACGCCAAGGAAAAATACTCTGCTTCGCAATCGTTACTTGATAGATTGAATTACAATTTATTCGTAGGAATATGATTTGGAAAAAGAACGAGGTTTTGGGTAGGATGAATGAACGGATAGTTATCGAATCCGTAACCGAAACTCGTTCTGCGTCTGGACAAGTAAACAAATCTTGGTCAACCTTTGCAACCGTATGGGCAGCGGTTGAATACAAACGAGCAGGAACGGACGAAAAGGAAATGGTTGCAAGGGAAACTGCGATTGGGAATGTAGAGTTTACGGTTCGATACCGAACGGATTTGAATGAAAAAATGCGGATTAGTTTTGATTCAAAGGTTTATGATATTGAACGAATATTGCCAGAACAAGAAAAGCAATTTATGGTGTTGGAAGCAAAAACGAGGAACTGATGGTCCATTTGAGTCAAGGCGATTTAATTGCATTCAATAAGGACGTTAATCGTTTGATTAAAGATATTCAAGACGTTAAAGAAATAAGAAACATATTAAATCCGGCTGCCATTGTAGTTAAAGAACGAGCAAGGCAATTAACACCAGTAGCTAATCCAAGAAATAGAGATAATACGATTGAAAGGCAATTTTCGCCAAAGAAACTTAAAAGCAATGTTTTATATACATATAAGACACCAAAAATAAACGGCAAAAAACGAGCTGGCAAAGGCTATGGTCGAGTAAGCGGTAAATACGGAATTGGAAATTTAAAATATTCGATTCAAATAATTTCAGAAGTTAAAACAAAAATAAAAGGACCAGTTGCGATTATAGGTAATTTACTAAACAGAAAAACTTCGATACCAAATCCAAATGAAAAAAGAAACAATGGATGGTACGCGCATATGATATACGGAAGCGCAAGAGCATTTGGTGATAAGGTAACTGGGGCGGCTTTAAGACAAACACAAGGAATAGTATTTGCATTGGTTCAACGTGGAGTTGAAAAAAGATTGGAAAAAATAGCAAAAGGGAAGATAAAATAATGGCAACAAATAATGAATTGGGTAAAGTTATTTATAATCTGCTTTCTAATAATAGTGGCGTATATAATCTCGCACATTATAGAATTTATCCAATTACTGCTCCACAAAATACTACATTTCCCTTTGTGGTTTATACAATCACGAATACAGAGCCGAGTTTAAGTAAGGATGGAGGTAGCGGATTAGATGTAATCAGCTTTCAAATAGATTGCTATTCAACTCAATACGATGAAAATACATCACTTTCGAATGCGGTTAGAAGTGCATTAGATTTTTATACAGGAACGGTTGAGGGGCAACAAATACAAAGGATTAGATTTGTAGGTGAAGGGGATGGAGATTACAATGCAGAATTGGAAATATTTTGGAAATCATTAGATTTTAGCATTAGATTAAAAAGAGAAAGGTAATGGAAGTTTTGTTTTTAAAAGATTGGTTGAATTCAGCGACAAATAAAGTAATCACAAAAGGATTGAGGGCGCATATAATGAAAAAGAAAGCATTAGAATTGATTGATAAAGGTATATGCGAAGAAGTATTGCCATTTGGAGTTGAAAAGGCAATTCAAAAAGAAAAGGAAATAATCGAATTGAAAGAAAATATAGCAATACCAAGAAAAAAGAAACGCAAATTATTTTAAATTAAAAACATAGAAAAATGGCAGTTAATGACATAATCAATGGAACAGACCTACGGATTTATAAGGATGGCACTACCGCCATTGGTGAAGCTACATCCGCAACATTATCCGTAACTCGCGAAATGCGAAACATTCTTACAAAGGATTCTCCGAGTTCTGGGTGGGTAAGTAATAAACCTGGTCAAAAATCAGCGACATTGACCGTTGAAGCATTGTATTCTGAATCATCCACCAACGTACAACCAGATGTTTTATTTGATGCTTTAGACAATGGAACTGTTTTGGCATTGACCTTGACAGAAAATACATCCGGATACAATTACTACTCCTTTAGTGCGTATTGTACATCTTGGGAAGTAAATACTCCAGTTGAAGATAACACTTCAGTATCCGCAACATTCACGATTTCTGGAGCGGTTTACAGAGGTACAAACGCTTAATAAATGAACACACCACAAACACGGAGCAACAATGGTTAGGTTTACAAAAATAAACAATAAGGAAGTGCCTGTTTCATTTGGGAATGCGACATTGATTCGCTTCGAAGAAGAAACGGGCATTTCTATTTTAACGCTTGGAGCTGAAACGCTGAATTACAAGAATACATTAATGTTGATTTACGAAGCATTGAGGGATGGACATAGAAAAGAAAAGATTGAGTTTAAATGGACGTTTGAAGATATGTGCGATCAACTTGATGAAGATATGGAAGCGATTAATCGAATTATGTCTTTATTTGGCAATAGTATGCCATCATCAGAAAAAAAAACGAAAACGAGTCGAACCAAAGCGCATCTGACACACACCAAGTAATGACTTGGAGTGATATCCGAGCAATCGCAATTGGTCAGATGGGAATGAGTAACCAAGATTTTTTAGATTCTGATTTTGTGGTAGTTATGGATGCAATCAAAGGTTTTAACCAGATGAAGCAATTAGAGTTCCGCAACAGATGGGAGCAAACAAGATGGTTGGCAACAATTAGCTTACAACCATACTCGGGCAAAGGCAAAACAATTAAAATGACTGATTTAATTCAGTTCGATTGGGAAAGGGAAGAAAAGCCGAAAACAAGGGAATTGAGCAAAGAGCAACTTGAATGGAGAAAACGAATGGACGCAATTATGCGTAAAAATCACGGACAAGCATAAGATATGGCAGCAAGGGATTTAAACGTTGTACTTGGTTTACGGGTCGAAAACTTTCAAAAGAATCTACGGTCTGCACAAAGACAAATGGAGCGGTTCGGTCGTGATATGCAGCGACTTGGTTCAAATCTAACTCAAACCTTAACCTTACCTATTCTCGGTGCTGGTGGAGCTGCGGTTAGTTCTGCAATCCAATTCGAACAACTTGAAGCACGATTACGAGTTTTAACCGGATCCGCAGAAGAAGGTGCAGCCGTATTTGAACGAATCAAAACCTTTGCGGCTCAAACTCCATTTGAAGTTACTGATTTGGTTGAGGCGAGTTCGCAATTGATGGCATTTGGTTTTAGTGCAGATGAAGCATTAAATTCCTTGCAATACCTTGGAGATATTGCAGCTGCAACCGGAAGTAATATCAATGATATAAGTTTAATTCTTGGTCAAGCAAGAACGGTTGGA